GGCTTTTGAGCTGCCGAAAAGCGATCTCCTCGCGATCAACGCCAGCAACACGCTGCAGCTCGCGATCGTTCGGATCTCCGGCGGCACCGCTGACCAAGCCTACGAAATTGTCAATCGCATCACAACCAAGGCCGGTCGCCAGCTGCAGCAGGTCATCCGGCTGCGCGTGAAGGGGTAGGGATGCGGTGGATCGCCTCACGGCGCTGGTCGCGATCGCGCATCTGAAGCTGCGGCTGGAGATGATCCAGCGCAATCCGGAAATATTGGAGGATCTCGACATGATCGACATTAAGCGGCCGATCGAGCTGGCGGGCATGGCCGCGCGGCTCAAGCGTGCCGAGAGGCTGGAGCGGGATATCGCCGTGACTGGAAAGCGGTACGATGACGTGCTCGACGCGATCGACGAAAAGCATGTGGCCTTGAAGGGCCATGTCGGTTCGCTCGAGACAACGGCGACGCAGCTCGACCAGGTCATCGGGCTGATGGTCGCCGGGAGCAACGGCGCCCCAAACGATGGCGAGGAATCGCCGACCGACTCGACCAAGCCAGGCGACGTCGCCGAGGTCGGGCAGGTTATCACGAGTAAGACGGAATGACGCCGGCGCAGGCTCTCGACATGTATCGGCGGCAGATGTCGAAGCACGGCGAGGACGTCATCGTCCGTCGGCGCGCCAACGGCACGGTAACGGCGGAGGTCACCATGCGCGCGCGTGTGGTGGGTTATGAGCCGCGCGAGATCGTCGGCGCGATCCTCGCCGGAGACCGCAAGGTGATCGCGCTGGTCGATAACCTCTCCTCGTTGCTGCCCGTCTCGACGCTGGACAAGATCGTGGTGCGCGGGCGCGAATGCGCCATCAAGGCAGTCGACGACAACACGCGCCGCGTCGCCGGCACGTTGATCGCGCTCGAGCTGCAGGTTGCGGGCTGATGCTGTCAGGCTCCATCGATCCGATCGGCATGGATATCGACGTGCTGATCGCGCAGGAGTTCTCGCCGGCGGCGCGCTCGCAGGCCCTCGCAACGTTTGCGCGCGAGCAGCTCGCCGAGGCGCAGGCGGCAAACCAGGCCGCGCTCGGCCAGGTGCAGGAACATAGGACCACGGTCGACGGTCGGGCAGGTGCCAGCGAGGACCAGGTCCGGCCCGATGGCGTGATCGCCTATGAGTTCGAGCTGATCAATGACGCGTTGTCGTTCATCACCGAGCGGCTTCGCGAAGTTGCTCCGGTCCGCACCGGACGCTTCCGGGACTCGATCGAGCTGTTCGCGGATGGTGTGCTGGTCGATCCGTCCGCCGCGATCCCGCCGGCGCGGGAATATGTGTTCCTGTCTCCGCTGCCTTATTCGCGCAAGCTCGAGGGCTCGGCCGGTCGGCCGCCGATCTCGCGCCAGGCGCCGCATGGCGTCTTCGAGGCCACGGCAGTGCTTGCCAGCCAGCGCTTCGGCAACCAGGCGCTGATCCGCTTCTCGTTTCGTGCGCCGCTCGGCGGCGAGATCCTTGGCGGCATGAGTCTTGGCGGCAAGGCCGGCCGCGCGTCGGACGGCCGCGTGCCGGCGATCGTCGTCACGCTGAGGGATTGAAGGAATGGCGCGGCAGGCGGTCATTGACGCGGTCACGGCGCGGCTCAAAGCAAACTTTTCAGCTTGTCCGGTGCTCGACCAGGACACCACGCCGGCGGCGCCGGCGGACGGCTCGACCTTTCTGACCCTGCAGTTTCCGGTCGCGTATGAGGAGCAGATCACGATCGGCGCGCCAGGTCACAACGTGTGGCGCGAGAGCGGCGCCTTCCGCCTGGTGATCTCGGTTCGCACCGGCGACCCGCTGGCGCCCGCGAATACCTGGCTCGACCAGGCGCGCGCGCTGTTTCGCGGCCAGCAGTTTTCCGGCGTCACCACCTTCGCGCCGAGCCCTGGCGTGCAGGGCGACCCGCAATTCATCGGCGGCACGCGCGTCGAGCTGTCATCGGCCGTGCCCTATCAGTCCGACTTCATCGCCTAACCCCTGGCAAACGGGAGCCAACCTATGGCCTTGCAATCCACCAATCGCGTCAAGATCTCGAAGGTGCGGGAGACGGCCTTCGGCGTCACGCCGCCAAATCCCGCCTTCAAGGCGATCCGCGAAACCTCATCCTCGCTGGCGGCCAATCCGAAAACGGTCACCACCTCGGAGATCCGGAGCGATCGCCAGGTGACCGACCTGATCCTGGTTGACCAGGATGCCGGCGGCGACGTCGGCGGCGAGGTCGCGTTCGGCGTGGCGGATGACGATATCGAGGAAGCGCTGCAGGGCACCTGGTCGACCAATCCAGTGATCGTAGTTGCGACCCTGGACACCGAGATCAGCGACCTCTCGGCCACCGTGGCAACCGTCGCCGCCGGCGGCGCTGCGTTCGTCGTGGGCATGTTGACGTTGCTGGCGGGCTTTCCGACCGTGGCCAACAACAAGCTCGCGCGCGTCAGCTCCTCGACGGGCACCACCATCACCTATCCGGCCGCGACCTTCGCTGTTGAGACCACGCCGATTCCGGTTGGCGCGGCCATCCGCACGGTCGGCTTCGAGGGCGTGAGCGGCGATCTTGCGGCCGTCACGGCGGGCGGCAATGGCCTAACGTCGACCACCTTGGATTTCACCACGTTCGGGCTCGCCGTCGGCCGCTGGATCAAGCTGGGCGAACGGCGACAATGCCAGTCACAGCTTTGCGACGACGGCCTGCAACGGCTTCTGCCGGATCTCGGCGATATCAGCGCACAAGCTGTCCTTCGACGTGGTGCCGGCGGGATGGGTCGCGGACACCGGCGCCGCCGTCGCGGTGCGCGCCTTCATCGGCGATGCTGTTGTCAATGGCTCGAACCTGCGCACCTCGACGATCGAGCGTCAGTATCTCGACCATCAGCCGGTCGACTACGAATATTTCACAGGGCAGGCGCTCAACGTGCTGGCCATCGACGCCAAGCAGGCTGCAATCGCGACCTACACCAAGACTTACCTCGGCAAAACCGCCAGCATCACCTCGGCGCGCGCCGCGGGCGCAAGCGACGTTGCTGCGCCGACCTATGGCGTGCTCAACACGTCGTCGAATGTCGGCCGCATCGGCTTCAACGGATCTGCTATCACCGGGCCGAACTTCGTCATGTCGGCGTCGTTCAACATCAACAACAATCTGCGCGCCCAGAAGGCGATCGGTGCGCTGGGTGCGATCGGCGTCGGCAACGGCGAGTTCACAGTGACGGGCAAGCTGCAGACCTATTTCGGCGACGCCTCGGTCTACAACCAGATCCTGAACAACACGCTGACGTCCTTCGACATGCGGCTCGGCCGCAGCGACGGTAACCGCGAGACGCTGCTGTTCGATTTCCCGGCCATCAAGCTGTCGTCGGGCTCGCCGGCAGTTTCCGGCAAGAACCAGGACGTGATGATCGATGCCGGCTTCCAGGCCGTCATGCACGCCACGCTCGGTTATACGATGAGCGTGGGCAGGTTCTGGTACCTGCCCACCTCATAGAGTCACTGATCGACGCTTTGGGCAATCAGGCTTCCTAGAAAATGTGAGACTAGGAGGGCTGCCAGCATTACGTTGAGAACACCGATCGCAATCAGGCCGAACTGGACAAGTCGATTAATCATCGCATTCTCCCGATGGCAACCTTGGTTGGTCGTTACAGCTCACAACCGGATTTGCGCCCCTTGGTCTGCGATGCGCAGTGCGGCCCTCTCTTCCGAGAGCCGTATGTCTATGAAGTCGCGTTCAATGTCCGTGAGATGTGTGTCAAGCAGCCGCTCGTACCGCTTGATGTTGTTCCGGTGAGCTTGGCAAAGCGCGTACTCAACAATCGCCATCTTGAGCCATCCCGCTGTTCGTTTACTCGCACTGTTTGGGTGTGTTCTTCAGAGCCGAGCTAAGAGGGCCGTTTTCGGCGAAGATCAGATTGGCCGTCCGAGCTCACGATAGCATGCATGAGCTGACTACGCGCGTCTGCCCCGAAGGGAGCATAACCTCATGCGCAGCCGTGTTTAATTGTATTTTATCAAGCTCGGAGCAGCAAACGACAACTACTGCGAAATCCAGAGTGCTTAAGCTCGCTGAGCTACCGCATCCGTAAGCGCCTTGTCGCTCAGTGGGGCTGTCCGCGCAGCTTCCTGATCAGTTCGCGCAGGCTCTCCACGTAATCGGAGATGATCCGACGCCGCTCGTCGCTCCGGTTTGATGGCTGCTCGCCTTCCTTCGCGGCAGCCGGATTGTCGCGCGGCTCGCTCATGGCTCGTCAATCGTCAATACAGGCGTCATCCAGGCCTTGACATGGGTCAAGGGTTCCAAACGAGGCTCAAAATGAAACTCTCCGCCATCAAGGTCAATTCGGCGCTTGCCGAGCAGGGCAGCTGGGTCGACAGCATTCCGGATCTGCCGGGCATCCGCATCAAGGCGCGCGGCGCCAACAATTCGGATTATCGCGTGCTCGAGGCCAAGCTGGTCCGTGAGATCCCGCGGGCTGATCGCCTGGAAGGCCTGAAGCCGGCCGACCAGGACCGCATCATGGGCACGCTGCTGCTCGAGACCGTGGTGATCGACGTCGAGGGTCTCACCGAAGACGACGGCAAGACGCCAGTCACGTACACTCGCGAGCTGGGGCAGCAGCTATTGCTCGATCAGGACTATCGGGTGTTCCGCGCCGGGGCGGCCTATGCCGGCGCCATCGTCATGGACCGCCGTGAGGCCGACCAGGGGATCGAGACAAAAAACTAACCGACGTCCTGATCTGGCAGCTGGATTGGGGCGACAAGATCGACGGCATCGTCGCCGCGGCCACGACCGCCGGCATTCCCCTGGCGACCTTGCCGTGCGTTGCAGACCGGGCCGATCTGCCGTCCCATCTCAGTTTCGAGGCGCTCGCGTTTCGCGAGCTTTCGACCGATCGCCCGGCGGCCTTCGATCGCGGTGCCATCCCCTGGCGCTCGATCGACGCCTATGCCGCGCGCTACGGCCTGATCGGTGACGACTTCGACCGCTTTGTTCGCATCATCAGGGCGATGGATGCGGCCTATCTCGATTATTTCCGCAAACCGCTGGGCTCTTGACCATGCCGTCGCTCGACGTCATTCGCAACGTCACCATCCGCGGCCAGGCAGACGGCGTCGACCAGGCGACGGCGGCGCTGCAGAAGCTGACTGACCAGATCCAGGCCTGCAACGACAACCTCAGCCGCAGCAAGGCGGTTGCGCAGGACAACCGCGACGGCTGGTCGATCACGGGCGAGGGCGCGCTGACGCTGGCCAACCACGTTCGCCAGGCGGCCGAGGCGGCCTATGTGTTCTCGCCGGCCTTCCGCGGGGTTGTCAATGAGATGGCGGTGCCGGCGATCGCTGCCGCAGGAACGGCGATCACTGGCGTCGCCACCGGCCTGGTGACCGCCACCAACGTGGCCGGCACCGGCCTGATTACAGTCGCGGCCGCGGCCGAGCGCGCCAGTCCCGGCCTGATCGGCGTCGGCACCAGCATCCGCAGCGCAGGGATCGCGATGGAGGCGTTCTCGCCGTCCGTCGCCGCGGCCGGCTCGGCAGTGCTCGGCTTCGCCGGCACCATGGTCTCGCGCTTCCTGCCGCTGGTCGGCCAGATCGTGCTGGTCTATGACGCGATCAATCTGCTCGGCCAGGCCTGGACGCTCGGCAACGCCAAGCTGGCCGAATATGTCGAGCTGTCGCAGAAGGCCTCATCGACCGGCCTGACGGCGGAATTCTTTCAGCGGCTGCAGAAGGCGGCGGCGGATGCGCGCGCGCCGATCGCCGATATTGCCGCCACGATGAAGACCTTGAACGACGCGACGGCGCCGCAGCTCGGCGGCACGTCGGCGCAGCAGCGTCTCGAGGAGCTGGCGAAAGCCGGCAATTTCAAAGGCAACACCGGGGTGTCGCAGCTCGTCAATGCCGACGGCACGGAAGAGAAATTGCGGGCTGTCGCCAGCCTGATCGACCAGGCCATGGACAAGGGGCAGCGGCTCGCCGCGCTCGATGTGGCGAAGTCGTTCCTCGGATCCGAGGTGGCCGACAATCTGGCGAAGGATTCCGACTACCTCGATCGCATGATCGCCTCGGCGGATGCCATCCGGGCCAAGGACCTGGTCTCGCAGGCCTCGATCGACAATGCGGTGGCGCTGCAGGCGCGCCTCGAGGCGGCCGAGCAGATCCTGTCGCAGCGCTGGCATCCCGTCCAGGACCTGCTGGTTCAGCTCGGCATCAAGATGAAGGAGACCTGGGTCGATATCGTCGAGGCGATCGCGACCGCTGTCGACTTCGTGTTCAAGCTCGGCGAGCGGATCGCGACTGCGCTGGCGCCGCTGCTCGACTACATCAAACAGGCCGAGGCGCTGCTCGCCAAGGCCGCGCAATTCGTCGGCGCCGGCGCCGGTCCGGTTGGCTCGGCGATCAGCGCCGGCGGCGCGATCGCCGGTTCTCTGCTGGCGCCGGCGCAGCCGACCGATGCGCTCACTGACGCGCGCGCGAGGCTCGGCGCGCAGCTGAACAACCGTAACAGCGTCACCGACGCCATGCGCGGGGCGACGAGCGTGGGGAGCCGCGTTCGCGGCGACACCTCGGTCAGTCCCAAGACGATCGACGACACGGCGGGCGCCTATGATCGCGCGACCGAGCAGCTCGAGAAGTACATCGCCACCACCAATGCCGCGGCCGAGACGGTCGGCAAGAGCGTGGCCGAGCAGGAGAAGGCGAAGGCAATGGCGCAGCTGCTCGCGGCCGCGCAGAAGGACGGGACCACCGTCACGGCCGAGATGCGCGCCGAGATGGACACGCTAGCGGATCGGGCTTCAGCCGCCGCTCAAGCCCTGCAAAAAGCGAAGATCGCCGCCGACATCAAGTTCGATCGCAACACGGCGCTGCTGTCGTCCGAGGACGTGCAGATCGCGCAACAGCTCAAGGGGCTCTATCCCGACATCGCGACCGCGCTCGGCAGCGTCGAGGCGCAGGACATCCGCGTCAACAATGCGATGAAGGGGCTGTCATCCCAAATCGAGAGCGATCTGACCTCCGGCCTGACCGATCTGGTGTCGGGCTCGAAGTCGGCGGGGCAGGCGTTCTCCGACATGTCGAACACCATCATCAAGGCGATCGAGCAGATGATCATCAAGATCACGATCGTCGAGCCGTTGATGAAGGCGCTGCAGGCATCGATCGGCGGCGGCGGGTTCAACGTCGGGAGCTTGCTCGGGATCGGCGGAGCTGGCGGCAGCAGCGCTGGAACGGGGCTGTCGCTGGCGTCGACAGGTGGCCTGTATCATACGGGCGACATCGTGGGGGCGGAGCCGACGTCGATGCGCGATGTGCATCCATCGGTGTTCAGCGGCGCGCATCGCTTCCATACCGGCGGCATCGCCGGCGACGAAGTGCCGATCATCGCCAGGAAGGGGGAGGGCGTCTTCACGCCTGGCCAGATGGCGGCACTCGGCGGCACCGGCGGCAGCGTGACAGTGAACGTGATCAACGCGCCGGCCGGCGTACAGAGCCAGCAAACCACCAGGGATGCGCAGGGCAACACGCGCGTCGACATCACGCTGAAGAAAGCGGTCGATGGCGCGGTCGGCGATTCCTTGTCGGCCGGTACTGGCCGCCGCGTGCTGGCAAACCAGTACGGCGTCCGCCAGTTTACGGGATCCTGATCATGGCATTGCCCGCGTGGCCGATTGCAACCTATAGGCCGGATCCCGACAGCTTCCAGCCGATCCAGCGCATGCTCGATCCCATCGCGACCGAGATGGAAGGCGGCAACATCCGGCAGCGGCCGCGGCCAGGCGACAACGTCGGCACCATCACGCAGACCGTCTGGATCAGCGCCGCCGAGCACGACACGTTTGTCGCCTGGGTCAAGGGCACGCTGGGCAACGGCACCAGCCGGTTCACAGCCAATGTCTGGCTCGGGACCGCCTACCTCAACAAGGTGTGCCAGTTCGTGAAGCCTGGCTCCGGCCTGAAATACGCGTGGCTGTCGACGGACAAGGTCGCGGTCACCATGACCTTGCGGGTTTATGACGTCTGATCCGGACGCCCGGCTTCGGCTAGCTATGGTGAGCGGAAACAGCTTGGACAGCAGGCGCTTAGCCGCTTTTGGGCCGGAACGGATGTCGGTCCTCCCCGCGAAGCCGCGTAGGCCGTTAGCACGGAGAGGAGCCGCCATTCTGGTGCAGGTACGCCGCGTCAAACCCGCCCTCGATGAGGACTCTCTCGAGATCGATCAG